AAAGTAATTGTAGAGCGTGGTCCCCGCACCGTCTTTCACGATGCCGCGCAGGGCATTGATCTCCATATATTCGCGGGTCTGGGCATGCTTGCGCCGCATCAGGGTCAGCTTGCGGTTCATCACTGTCAGCAGGGGATCTGCTGCATCCGAGACACCGATTGCCGGAATGCCCTGAATGTCGGTTGGCAGGATGACATCGTCATGTGGGATCCACGGCAGAGCAAAGGAGCGCATGGAGCGCCCCTCGCGGGTGCCGACAGTTGCTGGCGCGCCCATCGGAACCGAAGGCAGCAGGCTCAGAACACCTTCGTGCTGTTCGATGACAACGCTGCGCTGGGTGACGCCTTCAAAGCGAAACAGGCCGATCTGGGCGAGACGGGTGTAGAGATTGGGCAGGATGTTGATGGCCTGCGTCATCTCGGCCAGAGAATAGCCACCGGTATCAAAGGGATTGCGGGTGATGGTCATGGGAGGCTCCGGAGTGTGAAGGGGTGAGGAGATGCGGATCAGGCCGCATCGCGGGCAATGATGCCCAACGCTGCCAGCTCAGTGATCTTGGTGGTGATCTTGGCCGCGTCATCAACTGTCGCGTCATAGGCAAGCCCGGCGCGCGAGACGATCGCGGGACCGCGGGTCACGACGATGCCGAGCGCATCTGCCAGGGTGGCATCAACCGGATAGAGCAAAACCGCGGCGGCGGTTTCTGCGCCATCCGAGCCACCGTCACTGGCCAGGGCGTACTTGCCGTTGACAGTAATTCGGCCAAGGACAGAGCCAACGGGATAGGTCCTGCCGGACGATAGCGTGATGGTGTCGCGGGTGTAGTTCGGGTTGACCTCATATTTGAGGACATCGCCCATGCTGGGCGGTTGGGTCAGAACGGTCATGGATCAGGCTCCGTGCGTGGGTTTTGGTTCAGCGGGCGGCGTCGGTTGCGGCTTTTCTGGCAGCGGCAACGAGCGGGCTGTCTTTGGCAGCGGCTGCAGCAGGGGTGCTGGCCAGGATTGATGCCGCATCACCGCGAGCCGCCAGGTCTTCGAGCACCTGAGCGCGCAGGGCTTCGGGCTTGAGCCCACGCTTCACCGCATCTGCAGCATCGATCTGCACACCCAATCGGGACGCCTGGGAGCAGACCTGCGCCACTTCGGCGGCTTCGGCGCGGATGGCATCGGCATCCGGGGCGGCAGCTGCGGGCACAACCGGATTGGATTGCTGCGATGATGTGATGGCAGCCGGGATGGGGGTCGGCATCTCCGCCGCTTCCGCTTGCGATGTGGGTGCGTCGGGCTCCGTTTCATCGGCAGGATCTGTGGTTGCGTTCATGGGTATCTCCTTTGGGGTTTTGGGATCAGTTGCGCGCGGTAGCTTTGGCGAAGCCGGGATTGAGGCTGGCCGGTTCAGGGTTTTGACAAAGGTCCGGAATGCGGTGCGGGGATCGGCTACGGCATCGGCCAGACCAGCGGCCACAGCTTCCGAGCCCCGCAATACGGCCGCTTCGGTATCCAGAGCAGCCTGCACGTCCAGGCGATTGCCGCGCCCGGCCGCTACGGTTTGTGCAAACAAAGTCTGCAAACTTTCCAACTCTGCCTGCATCCGCGCCTGCACGGTGTCTGGCAGTGGCTCATAGGGATTGGCGTCGATCTTGTGTGCCCCGGCATGCACTAGGGTGACGGTCACGCCTTTCTGTTCCAGCATGCCGCTCATTTCGGTGTGCAGGGTCACGACGCCGATACTGCCAACAGCGCCAGTGCGTGGCAGAGTGATGTGATCTGCCTGTGAGGCCAGAGCATAGCCAGCCGACAGCGCGTGTTCGGCGACAAAGGCGTGGATGGGTTTAACGTCCCGTGCGGCGCGAATGCGGTCAGCCAGATCGAAGGCCCCGGCGACCTCGCCGCCAAAGCTGTCGATCTCCAGCGCAATGCCACGAACCGCGGGATCGGCAACTGCCGCGTCAATCCGGGCCGTGATCCCTTCATAGGAGGTCAGCCCGGAGGATTGTCCGATCCAGGCACCGCGATGCACCAGCGTGCCCCCAATCTCTATCACTGCGATGCCATCAATCAGCACGAAGGCCCGGGTGTCGTGATCCTGTTGGCGATCGGCAATCCCGCCGCCGATCAGCGACGCGTGGGCGGGCAGGGCGGCACGGGTGACGTCTGCCTCAGCCTGATCGGAACCCAGAAAGATGATTTCCTGCCCGGCGATCCGGGGTCCCATCCCGCAGAGAAAGGCCAGCGCTTTGGAGGGCTCCACCATCAACGGCGTATTGAAGGCGCGCTGCGCGATCCGGGCGTGATGCATCATTGTTCCTCCTCGCTGCCAGACCCGCGTTCTGATGTTTCCTGATCCGTGTCGTCCGCTTCCCGATCAGTGTTCTTGTTCTGCGCACCACCCTGTCCCGGTGCCTGGGCGGGCGATCCCGGACGACGGAAGTCAAGCCCCAGCGCATGTTCGCGTTGCCGTTCCGCCGCAATTTCACGCTCAACCTGCTCGGCGTCATAGCCCCGTTCCGACAGGGCCTGCGTGCGCGACTTCAACCCGGCTTCGATCTGCAGAATTTCGGCGGACGCATCCTTCATCGGATCAACCCAGTCCCATTTGGTGGGCAACCACATGCAGGCTTGGTACCGACGGCGTTGTGCGTCATAGCCCGGCAATTCCAGCGCCCCGGACAGAACCGCTATGTCCATCCAGCGGGTCCAGACGGCCCGGCACAGCTGGTAAACCAGCACACCATGCTGCCAGGCCGAGATGCGTCTGCGGAAATCCACCAGTGAAATGCGCGTGTTGGAGAAGTTGCCCTTCGCCGTGTCGTTGGTCAGATACCCATAAGGGATGCCCAGTGCGGCCGAGATTTGCAGCAAAGTGCGGTATTGAAACGGCTCATAGGTGGAACCGGACTCCGGGGTGGCCGGGGTGGACACATCCTCACCCGGGTCAAGCCGAACCACCTGGCCGGGCTCAACCTCAAGATCTTCATCAGCTGGTTCCAGCGGGGTTTCCGGCGCGGGCGAAGTTATGAACATCGCGAACATTGCCGCGATCTTTTTGCGTTCAAGCTCGGCGTCATCGTAAAGATCAAGAGTGAACAGTTTCACGATGGCCGGAGCAAAGCGGGACACGCCGCGCAACTGGCCTGCCTCCACCGGATCAATAATGTGGATAATGTCGGCAGCGGGCACGCGCACGGTTTCACCTGCAAGACCGGGATCAGTCATGTCGCCGGGATGGCGGCGCAGGAAGTGATAGGCGACGCGTCGCCCGATGGCATTGAACTCGATCCCTTGCCGGATCAGCCCGGCTCCGGGCAGCTCACGGTTCATCGTCAGAGGTAACATCTCCGAGGGCAGCATCTGCAGCTGCAACGGTACGGTCAGCCCGTCACCACTCCGTCGCGGGCGAATACGCACAAAGACCTCACCTGCCAGAAACACCTCGCGGACAGCGCGGCGCTGCAGCCCGTAGAAATCCGTCAGGCCTTCAGCGTCCGCTTCATCCGTCCAGGCCAACCAGAGGGATTGCAGGTCTTCTTTCAGCGCCGCATCGGCAATCGAAGAGGACGGCTTGATCCCGTCACCCACGACATTGCAGGCAAAAGCCTCGACAGCACTGGCGGCATAGCCATTGTTGCGCACCAGCCATCGGGCCCGGGCGGTGATGGTCTCGCCCGCTCCGGCAATCAGCGTGTTCACATGGGCGCGGCTCGCACGAAAGCCCCGCAGGCGGCGATGCATCTGTGCGCCGTCAAAGCCGCCGATCACTGCGCCCAACCGCTGGCGCAACCCTTCCAACATCATCTCTCAGAGACCCTTGGTCGCCACGGCGCCCCAGCGGCGTCGCCGGGCTGTGCCGCTGGCAGAGGCGATCCGACCCTCGAGATCGGAAATCGCGGTGGCCATCTCTGTATCCGAGCCATAGGTAATGGTGCGCCCGTCATAGCTGACCGAGCGCACGCCCGCGTAGCGCGCTTCCTGCAATGCGGTCAGGAGCGTGCGCATTCTGTCGAGTTCCATTTCAATCCCTCATGAATCTGGGTGTATAGGCCCGGCGCTTGCGGCGCGGTGTTGTTGGTGTTCCGGCTTTGGCGGGCTGTGGTGCGTCAGGGGGCGCGGCGGACGTTTCTGCTGGCGGTGAATGTTCCCGCGTCTCAACCCCGGCCTGTTCTTCAAGCCGTCGCCAGGTTGCCTCGTCCCAGCGATCCGCCCCGAGGATCCACGCGGCGGCGCGGGCATAGACACGGCAATCCAGCGCCTCGTTGCGCTCGCGCAGCTTTTGCCATTCCTGCCGTGCGTAACCGCGCTTGTTGCGCACGGTGACCAGTTGCTCGGCCACCAGCTGTTTCAGCCATTCACTGTCGATCCAGTCGGGCAGATGCACGGTGCCGGGCGGATCGAGCACGCCCTGCGCACGATCCTCGTCGCTGGGGCGCTCAAGTCGCAGGAAACGGTAAGTTTCGATCTTGAAGGTCGCGGTTGCGATCGACCACAGGCGGGCGCCCCGGCGCAATCGTCGCCCGCCCATGGTGGCATCAACAAAGGTCGGGCCCGACACCGGCGTGGCGCGATTGAAGCCTTCAAGCCCCTTGATCGGCGCGACCTGCTCAAAGCCCTGAGCGCGCGCCCAGCCATAGATGGCAGCGGATTCATAACCAGAATCGATCGCCAGCCTGGCAATTGGCATCACCGCGCCATTGGCATGCTGCCATGTATTGCCCAGCAGTGCGGTCAGCTGATCCCAGGCCTGGTCATGATCCGGGCCGCCAACAATAACGATGTGATCAATGAGCCAGCTTTCCAGGCCGCGTCCCCAGGCCCAGACATCAACCTCAATGCGATCTTTCTGCACATCGACACCGGCGGTCAGGAACAACCCGCCTTCAGGGATTTGCGCGTCGCCAAAGCTTTCCCGCCGGTCCGACAACCGCTGCCATTCTGGTGCTTCGCCCGATTCAACCCATGTCTCGCCCAGCAGCGTATTGCGCGCGGCGCGCAGCATGTCCTCGGAGCCTTGCGCCGCCAGCCAGTCCCTGGCGATCTGCTCCCAGCTTTTCCAGCCGATCGGGGAATAAAGCGCTGAGATATGGAACCCGATCGAATGCGGATCCTGTGATTTGGCCGTCGATCGCCAGTCCCCCGCTGCCAGCATGGCCGTCTTGTGGTGCTCGGCGATCGGGGCTTCACAACCGGCACAATGATATGCAGCTGTTTCCGGCTGATCCTTCGCCCAGCGCAGGCGTTCAAACTCCAGCCACTGCATGTGAGCGCAATGAGGGCAGGGCACAAAGTACCGACGCTGGTCACTTGCTTCGTATTCCCGCTCGATCCGGCTGAGGCCCCGGATGGTCGGGGTCGAGACCATAAACACTTTGCGCCGGTGCGCGAAGGTCGTCGTGCGCGCCTCAGCCAGAGAAACCGGATCGCCTTCTTCATCCGCCGAGGCCGGATAGGCATCGACCTCATCGAGAAAGATATAACGCGCGGGCATGGAACGCAGGCCGGTGGCGGAGTTCGCGCCGGTCAGCACCAGAATGCCGCCCGGGAATTCCTTGGACAGCATCGAGTTGCCCGCATCGCGTGAGCGCGCCGGTTTGACCCGCGCGCGCAGGGCAGCACTTTCCTCGATCAGCGGATCAAGGCGACCGCGCGAGGAGCGTTTGGCCATCTCGACCGTGGGCAGCACCGCAAGCATTGGGCCCGGCGCATGGTGGATCACAAACCCGATCCAGTTGTTGCCTGCTTCTGTTGCCCCGACCTGCGCCGCCTTCATGAAAGTAATGCGCTGCGCCGGGTGCCGGGGGGAGAGCGCATCCATGATCTCGCGCAGATACGGCGTGCGATCCGTACGATACCGTCCGGGTTCAGCACTGGCGCGCGAGGACAACCAGCGATGTTGGTCCGCCCACTCAGAAACCGTCAGGTCCGGGTCCGGGCGCAGTCCCCGACGCCAGGCGCGCACTATGTCTTCGGCCCCGTCAAAGCTGAGGTCGACGTCTGCGGTCAGGTCATCATGTGCCGTGCCGTCACTGTCCGAGGCTGACCCGGAGATCGGCGAGGGCGTCAAGCTGTTCGCGGACATGGGTTTCCAGCACCCTCTGCAGGATCGCGGTCTCGATGATCACCGGGCGCCCCGTTGCCGTTTCCACCTCCGCTGCCACTTGTGCGGCCATCAATGCCGCGACGCGGGCAGGCCAGGTCACCCAGACATCGCGTTCCTGGCGTGCCAGACGAAACACCAGCGTTTCGGCGCGCGCCCGATCGACCAATGTGCCCTTTTTCTTCTGGATTGCCAGTTGGCGTTCCTGCGCCTGGTAGACGGTCAGCGCCGTGCGGGCCTTGAGATAGGATGTGCTATCGGCGGGACCGCTGAGACTGCTTTCTCCGCCACCAACAGCCCGGCGCTGCTGATCGGGATCGGTTGTTTCGGCCCTTCGCGCATCAGAGGCAGCGGCATTGATTGAGCCATCCGCCCACAGCACCATTCGCCCGGTCTGCTTAGCCTTCTGGATAGCCCCGCGCGACAGACCGGAATGGGCGGAATACTCCCGCTCGCTCATACCTTCCATAACCATCCCTCCGCATACCTAAAGCAATGATATTGCTTGGTATTCAGTTGAATACACGCGCCCGTCGAGCGATTCTGATTGTACAAAACGACACACCCGGGAGACAGATCCATGACCGCGAAGATCCAAGCCAAACCCGCACCGCAAGCCCTCCTTTTCGAGATCGCCTTGAAGCACTTCCCGAACATTGAAACTCTCGAGACCCGAAACAGCGACGTGCTGGATTTCCATGACGTTTCGATCTGGTCGATCCGTGATGCGTTGGCCGCAGCATATGCCGCCGGTCAGACAGCGGCGAAACGATGAGCGGAGACACAACCATGACCAACTGACCCGCCAAAGACAATGCCGAGGCCCGTGCGGCCTTCCTCACCGCCAAGGTCGACATCGATGCGATGCTGACGCGCCTGCAGGGCTTCAGCGGCGAGCATTTCAACACCAGCCCTGATGACGTCAATTGGGCGACGTTGGAACGCTCACCCACCATGCCAGCAAGCTTCGTGAGATTGCCGACAGCGCGTTTGACGAGGGTGAACATGCCAAATAGCCGTCCACCTTTCTGCGAGCCCCGCGATCGTGGGGCTCGCCCCGGTAGAAGGGCACGCATTCTGCGCCCTCTAATCACGGAGGCCTGAATGGCTGATCTCACCAAAACCCAATCCCAAATCCTCTCCGCCGGTGCCCAGCGCCCCGGCAATCTTGCAATGCCGCTGCCGAAAGGGCTCCATGGAGCTGCCGCCAAAAAGGTAGTCACCATGCTGATCGGACGCGGTTTCCTCGAAGAGGCCGATGCCGATATCCGCCACTGCGAGCCGCTCTGGCGCGAGACCGGCGATGGCCATGGCACCACGCTGGTGGTGACCGAAGCCGGGCTTGCTGCCATCGGAGTTGAACCCGTAGTGGCGCAAACCATGGCGCGGGTTCGCAAGGGGGCAAAGGCTTGGGAAGCGCCGAACGCGCCTAAACCCCCGCGAACCGGCACCAAGCAGGCCCAACTGATAGCGATGCTCGAATCGAAAGGCGGCGCGAGCATGCCGGAGATCACCATAGCCACCGGCTGGCAGGCTCACACCGCGCGCGGAGCAATCTCCGGGGTGCTGAAGAAGAAGCTGGGGCTGGATGTTATTTCGGAAAAGATCGACGGACGCGGTCAGGTCTACAAAATTCTCTCCTGAACACCACCGGAGGGTGATGCCGCCGTCCTGCCCGGGCGGCGGTTTCTCGTTACGCCTTGTGGATCCTGATCGCTTCGAACACACGTCGCAACACGAATGATCTGACGATACTGATGAAGGTGAAGGCCATCGCCAGCTTCAGGTTCTGCACCAGCGGCATGTGCAGTCCGAACCACGGAAACACCAGCATTTGAGTTATTACGGCGGTGCTGTAACCGACAATAACATTGGAGATAGCCTCGACGAACGACATCGAGCGGGATTGTTTCATGCCGCTTGTCTTTCGGCCGTCAGACCTGAGAATGTCTCGCCGGTCTCTGCCAATACTGCCGTCTCGCCAGTAAACTGCTGCCAGCGCTGCACAGCGACATCGACATAGGCTGGGTTCAACTCGATCCCGAAGCAGACACGTCCGGTCGTTTCGGCCGCGATCAGAGTGGTGCCAGAACCCATAAACGGTTCATAGATTGCCTGACCGGGGCTGGAATTGTTCAGGATCGGGCGGCGCATGCATTCCACCGGCTTTTGCGTCCCGTGCACCGTCTGTGCATCCTGATCCTTGTTGGCGATCTGCCACAGCGTGGTTTGCTTGCGATCCCCGGCCCAGTGACCCTTGCCCGTCTTTTTCACAGCATACCAGCAGGGTTCATGCTGCCAGTGATAGTCGCCCCGGCTCAGAACCAGTCGGTCCTTGGCCCATATGATCTGCGAGCGGACATTGAACCCCGCTGCCTCAAGGCTCTCGGCAACTGTGGCCGCATGCAAAGCGCCGTGCCAGACATAGGCCACATCACCGGGGAACAGCACCCAGGCCTCACGCCAGTCAGCACGGTCGTCGTTCAGCACCTTGCCGGTGCGTTTGGTTTTTGTGCCCGCCTGGTTTCGCCAGCCCGGATCGTATTCCACCCCGTAGGGAGGATCCGTGACCATCAGCAGTGGTTTTACAGTGCCAAGCACCCGCGCGACATCACTCGAAACGATCGCGTCACCGCAAAGCAATCGGTGATTTCCCAGCACCCAGAGATCACCGGCGCGGCTGACCGGTTCCTCCGGGATTTCCGGGGTATCGTCTTCGCCCTCAATCGCGCCATCTCCAATGTCCGGGTCCTGAAGCAGGGCGTCCAAATCTTCGTCTGTGATGCCAAGTAGCGACAGGTCAAAATCCTCGGCCAGCAGCCCGGCGATCTCATCCCGCAGCACAGCCTCATCCCAGTCGCCCATTTCGGTCAGCTTGTTGTCGGCGATCCGGTAGGCGCGCCGCTCAGCGTCATCGAGATGGCCAAGCCGGATCACCGGGACCTCTGATAGCCCCAGCATCGCGGCCGCCAGCACCCGGCCATGGCCAGCGATCAACTCGCCATCATCGGCCACCATGCACGGCACGGTCCAACCGAACTTCGCCATGCTGGCCGCAATCTTCGCCACCTGATCGTCGCCGTGCATCTTGGCGTTGCGGGCATAGGGGCGCAGCTTATCAATCGGCCAGGTCTCTATCTCGTTTGGGGCGAATACCAAATCCATGAAGAACCTCGATGTGTGGGGGATGCAAACGCCGAGGCAGCGCGCCGGGGATTACTGGCGCGGTGGGGTCTGATCTGAATCGTTGGAATTGAGAAAAGCAAAACGCCCACGAGGGGTTTCCTCCGGGCGCTCTACTTCGATTATCAAGGTATGAGTCAAGAGGGGCAGACCTGTCAACAGGAATTCTGAAGGTGGTTTGGTGTGGCCGATTAAACCGGCTTCTATATGAGGTGAAACCGTCGTGAACGGCCCTGACCGGACCTTCGAACAAGGTGCAGCTAACAGCGGCAGTGAGCCCATTGTGCCTAATGCTGCGCATTGCACCATAGACCAGTTAGTGCAGCAAGCGGTCATTGGATCGGGCGATCCAATAAGCTAAGACGGAACAGAAACCCATCAGAATTCGTTGGTTTGATGTTTCTTTAGTGCTGATGGCTCAAGCCACGCAGAGTCAGTTTCATTTTATAATGTTACGTTCCTTGCTGATAATTTCGCGAAACGTAAATACGTTAACGTACGTCGCAATTTGCCCCGTGATTTTGGAAAGTCAGCAAAATTCCGCAGACAAGTGCCCGCCTCATGGCAACAGAACACTCCGAAGAGTTCCGCCACTTTTCATCAGATCAAAGGCCTCGTTGAGCTCTTCGAGCTTGACGTGATCTCCCGCCAACTGGTCGATCCGAAGAATGCCTTGCTGGTACATGGACAAGAATTTTGGGATGTCACGGGATGGGATGCAGCTACCCATATAACTGCCTTTCAGGGATCGCTCCTGTGCACCAAGGACAAAATGTGAAATGCTCACATTACGGCTGGGGCTGGGCAATCCCGCGGCAACCGTCTTGCCACCG